TGCGAGCCGCTCTCAGACGTGCTGCCGCTCCAAGTTCGGGAAGCATCAAAGAGGAATCGCCACCACGGGCGACCATCGCCGCCTTCGGCTGAGGTGTTCTGAGACGCATCGTTCTTTGAATAAAAAGCCCCGTCAGTAAGCCGTGCCGCCCTATCATCCGCACCAAAGAAGCCCGTGATGTTCATCGAGCCGCGCGTGTGTGAGTGAGAGCCCGCCGTGCTGGTGCTGCCCGTGTGCGAGTGCGACGGGATCTGGTCGACCGTAAGGACCGTCTCCCCGACCGTGCCATTGACGGTCACGCCCGGGATCGAGAGGTTGAGGCTCCCTCCCGTCTGACCGGCCTGCGCGACCGTGCTCGGCAGGAGGAACTTATCCATCAGGTTCGGGACGTTCCCGCCCAAGCCGTCTGTGCCGCCGTCGCAAAGTACGTACCGCTCGTCGGCGACGCTCTCACCCCACGGGATCAAGCGGCGACCGTCAGAGCCGCCGAGCCGACAGTTATAGAAGGGCGTGATCTGACCGGCGATAACGGATGGCGCATCAAGGTTCTTCCATACAGTCTTATCCGATCCGGGAGCGACTACACCCTTGGCGGTGTTGGGGCCGTTCGCTACGAGGCACCGGCACTTTGTACCCGTGGCGGAGAAGATTTCATTGCCCGGCTCATAGTCAAGCGAGGCGGAGTACTTCATGACCCCGCCTTGCTGGTAGTAAACCAAAAAGGACGAAAGCAAATTCAGTACGGAGTTAAAGTCTTCGCGTTTCGGCGGGATGCCGCCCTCACCGATAGGGCGGGAGTTCCATGCCCCCCAGCCTTCTTCTTGACTGAGTCGCCCCGCACCGGCTTCTTGAGCCGTCACAGGGACCGCGGCCTTGTCGCCGTTTTGGGCAATTGGGCACGACAAAAGATGAGGTGGATATTTGCTCATTCTTTGAACACTCTCTTCCAAACGAGAACGGCAAGACCAGCAGTCAAAGCCGTAAAACCGGCAATGCCGCACAAAATCAGCACGCCAATTACCTGAAGTAAAATTGTTTCTATGGATCGCCCGCAGCGAAGGTGATCAATAAAAGCCCCGCTTGGCCTGCACGTCAGCGGGGTTTGCTATTTCCGAAACCACTCAAGAATCTGCGAGATAGCTCCGACTATTTGTTTGAGGCCGATACCGATTCCGGCAAGCCCGATGCCATAGGCGAAAAGCTGACCGTAGAGCGGAAGATCAGGCGTCGTCATAAGTCTCACCAAGTCAAATGAAGGTAAAATATCCATATGTCCTCAGGTGAGTTGAGGTACAAACAACCCCGCAGGCCGCTACACCTGTGGGGTTTACTTTTTCCAAAGCTCTTTGATAGCCCTAACCGCCTTTGCGGTTACCAAGATCGCCACCGCATAAGCGATAACGTATATCGAGAAAGGTAGTTCTTGAGCCATATAGGGGGCCCTCACTAGCTCTAAAATTGGTTCCATTGAGCACCTGTCCAGAAGGTGGTCAAGAAAAACCCCGCTAAGGCCGCGAACCTTGCGGGGTTTGCTTTTTTCTCGCTACGTGGCTTCGCGCTGAGTGAATCACGTTTCAATCGTTCGCCCGGGGTTAAATACCCCAAAGTCAAAGGGTTGCAGATCCTGCCCGGCGAAGCCGAAGATCTTCTCGTCCGGGTAAATGATAAGAAAGTTCGTCAGCACGCCAGCGGGCCGGTTCAGCAGTCCGTAGGTTTGAAGGATCTGCGCTTGGAGATCGCTGATGGCGCCGATAACGACGATGCTTTGAATCGACATGTTCTGATAGTCGACTACGAATACCCGAGTATCTGTCAGTTGCGACAGCATATTGTTCATCGTCGAGACCGTTGCGTTGGCGAGGTTGCATCGCGCTCGATAGAGGAGCAGAAAGCGGTAGTAATCATCATCGAAGCGGCACCACTCGCCCTTGACTTTCAGAAGCCGGTCCACGCCGACGCGCTGACCCCACCAATCAAGATAGACGCCCTGCGCGGTCTGCATGTCCGCGACCATGCCGTGCAAATCCACCATATCTTGTGTTGCGTCGATCTCCTGCCGAACCTTCTCCGCGACGCCACGGATGCGCTTCGCGTGCGCGTACTGAGACTGAATGGCGTCCGTCGTCATGTCCGCGAAGTCGGCCTCGTCGCGCACGTCATCGACGTCGAGGATGTCTTGCCAAGTCTGAGTATCAGCCATGTCGGCCTCCGAAGACTAGCGAAATGGTCTCCTCGCTGAGCGTAGGACTTTCGTCCGCGGGCACATCGATGGACGTCGCCAGCCCCCTGTTATTGAGTCCGAGGAGTATTTGATTGATCGGGCTGTCCGTGACGCTCTGGATGCATCGATAGAAGCGGCTCGCGTAGACCGTAGTCGCCAGCTTCACGCGCGGATTCGAGAGCTCGCCGAGGAAGTCCGAGATGAGCGCTTTCTTGACCTTCGACTGAGTCTCAGCGTCCATACTATCGGCGAAGAAAGTCACCTGGATCTTGAGAGCAACCGCCGTCGGCCTCACGATGTTGTACGTGTATGAGGCGTTGAAGTGCTCCGTGTCCACGTAGTTCACCTGCGTCGTTCCGACCGTCCCGCATCCGGCGCTCTTGCGCTGGAAGATCGTCTCGGCGATGGCCTCGTCGTCGCCGCCCACGATGCATACCGCGATGCTGTGCGCCGTCAAGGTGATGCCGTACTGCTGTTGCGGCTGGTTCGTGTAGTTTTCGAGGACCACGCAGTCGAGGACGCCGTCGAGCTCAGAAAGGTTCGCCTGGACGTTCGCTACGGTCCCGTTGGCGTTGACTGCATAGCTCTCGATCATGCGATTCAGCAGCTCGCCGTCCGGCTCTGCGACGCGGCCCGTGACGCCCGCGGCGGCGTTCGTCACGCTATCCCAGCCCGCTATCACGGTTACGATCTGCGTCACCGTGCCCGGTCCGATCTCGATAGCTCCGTGCTCGACGGCCGAAAAGGTCGTCTCGACGGAGCCGGAGTCCGGGATCGTCACGCCACCGCCAACGCTGTGCCGGAGCTGATGGCCCTGAGTATCCTGCACGATCGCCCCGTATGGGATCACCGTCCCCCGGAGGCCCGTGCAGGTGCAGACGACGACGGTCGGCTCGGAGACGTGCCGCGTGAGGCCGTAGAGCGCCGCGAGCGCGTCGAGCCAGATGCCCGTTGCCGTGCGCGGGTTCAATTGGTTCGCCAGAAAGGCCACTTCGGAGTTCTTCGCCGCCGCCTCGGTCGTGATGATGTCCGCGACCTGCCCCATCGGGGAGGACGGATCGACGTTCAGCAGGGGATCGCCGTCTTTGGTCTTGAAAGCCTCCTGCAGCCCAGACGCGATATCGTCGCGGACCTCTTTGGTCGTCGGCACGACTACGCCGGACCGTGGATCAAATTTCAGCTCGGCCATTCATGCCCTCTTCTGTAGTGATTTCGATCTCTGCGCTCAATGTTCTTGTCGCCGAATCCAGCTTCTTAAGCGTCACCGAGTTCACAGTGAGCACACCCGGGACGCTTGACGCCGCCGTGCGCAGATCCTCGGTCGTGACGGCCTCCTGAATCGGCTGGGCGATCTGGTCCTCAAACCACTTTATTCCCTGATCCCATCGGAAGACCGCGTCATGATAGAAGAGGCGTCCTTCGTTGCAGACATTCTGACAGATCGCCTGCGCGCCCCGGATCATCGAAAGATCCCCGTTGCCGTCCAGAGTGAGATCCCAGTCGTCTGATAGCTCCGCCGTGTAGGCCGTATGCGTCATGCTTTCTCCTAGTGAGGCGTGCCCGTCTCGCCGTCTGGGCAGGTATGCACGTGCCCTTGCAGGCTGATGCCTCCGGCCGTAACGTCCCCGGTCGTCGTGAGGCTACCCGTCACGCTTGCGCCGCCGCCCCCGCTCACCGAGAGCCCGGACAAGCCGGAGATGTGCCCCTTCACGGAGAGGTTCCCGTCGATCTGCACGTTCCCCGTGATGTGTGTCTGGGGAGTGTTGATCGTCGCCTGCTGAGTGTTTATGTCGCAGGACGACGTCGCGTTGATCGTCTTCGCGTTCGTGTTCACGACGACCGTCTCCGGCGCCGTGATCGTGATATCTCCCGAGTCCTCGATGCGCACGAAAGTCGTCGGCGTCTGCCCCCAGAAGCCCCCGAGGTAGAAGCCATCGCTCATGTCGTAGCATCGGAAGCTCCCCGGCTGTTGCGGCGAGGCCCCTCCCGTGAGCGTCGAGACGTCCTGCTGAGCGAAGACCGCCAGTCCGACATCGCCCGGCTTCGGGTCGCAGATGAGAGCCGCCGTCCCATGCTGGAGCCGGAACCACCTCAGCTTCGGGATGGAGACGGGCTCCAGGGCCTCGCCCGACGCGCTCCGCATTTTCACGAGAGGCGTCGCGGAGAGATACCCCGCGCCCGATCCATCGCCCGGCCTTTCGATTGCGTCAACTCGCACCGGAATCGCCGTATTTATCATGCCCTTGACGATCGACCGAATCAAAAAGTCGAGGACGTTCAGCTGAGATCCAGATACGAAGGCGCCTTGCGGCTGAGTTCTTTCTGTCATCAGTCCCCCTGCCACATGCCATCAAAAGAAGTTTCCCACGTGCTCGAGCCCGGGTTGTGCGCGCTCAAGGTGTGCGTGAGCTGCGTGATCTTCCACGTTCCGCTCGCGTGCGGGACGATCGACTCGACCTTCACGACCGCGGCTACGCGGAGCTCCGGCCGGAAGAAGGTCTTGCACTGGATGCCCTGGCTCGTAAAGACCGGATACCCGATCATGCCAGTCGCCGCTGAGACGAGCGGGATGCCGCCCTCTGCGCGCCGCACGCCGTCCTTCGGGATCAGAACCGTCTTATCGTCATCAAAGATGACATCCGCCCCGATGGCGTTGGTAGCCGTCCTGATCTTCGTGATCGGGTCGCCGTAGATCGTCGTGTCCGAGAGCGTCCCCTTCACGCCGTCATTTTGAAAGTCAAAGCCCGCTTGCGCGCTTTGCGACTGGATGAAGGTCGCCGCGTCCTGAGTGCCCTTGATGCTCACCGTAGATGCCGGCTCGAGTAGCGGATAGGCGCCAACCTGCGCCTCGATCTTGAGCACCGGGGACGATCCGTTGAGGTCCGCATAGGCCACCGTCACGCACCCGCGGAAGATCACCGGGAGGTCACTGCCCCGCTCCCCAGCCGCGATCTCGATTGCATTCCAGAGGCGATCCAGGGGCTTGAAGGCAAGCGTTGTGAGCTGGCCCATGACCGGAAGCGTGAGGCCATAGATCTCGACCTGGGCCGTCGCAAAGTCCACGCCGCCCGTCTTCGAGAGGCTGACGTTCGTCGCGAAGCCCTGAAAGACGAATTGATTATTAGCGCCACCCTTGTCTAGCGTGATCGAAACCCTGATGTCCTTTAGGCTGTAAGTTCCTGCCATTCTTCTGCCGTCACGTAGTAGAGAGTGTATCGATCGCTGAGTCCGTCGTACTGCGGCGCCTTGAGCTTGCCGTTGCCGTCCTGAAAGAAGAGCCGCCCGGAGAAGAGCGGGGTATTCCACACCGGGATCGGCTCCCCGGACTGGCATGCGTGCGAGTCGCAGATCTTCACCTCATCCGCCGTCAGCGTGAGGTACAGAAAGGAGCCCATCTGCCGGAGCTCGAGCACGCAGTTCTGCCCATCGAGCACGATCGAGAACTCCTGATGGGGCAGTTTCTGAAGAGGAATTTCAATCATTTCGGACTCACCAAGTCGGCGACAATGCCTTGTCTTTTTTCCCCTTGCACTTTCCCGGTCTGAGTCTTCCCCGCGTCATTCGCGCTCTTCGGAGACCAGACGACCGTCGCGCCGCCAACCTGCGCCGACACGATCTCGCGGAAGTCGCAGTGAATTTCGAGCGCGTTCGCGCCATTCACCGCGGATCGAGAGTAGCCGTAGGAGACAAGCGCCATGCGGGAGTAGACCTTGCTCGGCGTTAGGATGCGGAAGAGCTGCGTGCCGAGACGGTACGCCTCAAGCTTCGTCACGGCCTCCTGCTGCGCGAGGAAGTCCCCCGAGAAGAGAAGGCTCACCGAGCACTCGGAAGGGTTCGGCACCTTGTCGTAGGCGTAGAGCGCCCCGTTTTCCTGCGGTTCCGTCGGCACCGTGGCGGCCGAGTTGTCCTCGAACCCGTCGAGCGCCGTATATCCGCAGAATGGGTTTCCGCTGTCATCGATGACAGCCCACACTTCAGCCATCCTCACCTCACTTTGAAATCACGCCGGACTGCGCCGCGACCAGCATCCTGTTGCGGCGGCTAAGGGCGTTGTCCATCGCCCCGCCGACGGCCTTGCCCACGTCTTCCGGACTGCCGTTCGTCTGGATGTTGTTCACGACGTTCATTTCCATTTGATTCGCCACGGCCGGAGCCTGCGAGGTCTTCGCCTGCGATGCCGCGATAGCCCCCGCCGCCGCCTGAGTCGGCGCAGAGGCGTATCGGCCCCAGTCCCACGCATCCGCCGCGGGCGCCTTGGCTTCGTCGCCACCCCTGAAGAAGCTCGCGATGCCGCCAAAGACGCCCTTCACACGGTCCTTGATGCCGTCCGCGGCTCCACCATCCGGCGCAGGCTTCCCGCTGGGGTCCTGCGCCGGAGCTGATGCCTCTTTCGGCTTTCCTTTTGCGTCGAAGCCTAAAATGTCCGCGATACCGCCCATGGCGTTTTTCACGCCGTCCGTAACGCTATCAACAGCTCCGCTTACGACCCCTTTCACTTTGCCGCCGATATTGAGTGCATTCGCGACCCACTTGCCGATCAAACCAACAAGCGCCTTAAACGCCTTCTTCGCCCAATCGATGGCCGAGTGGAAGGCCCTGATAAAGGCGGCGCCGACTTCATCAGAAAGCCCGGAAAGCGAAGATAGCGCCTTGGGGATGCCCTTAGCTATCTTCGTTGGCAGATCGGTAAAGAAGACCTCCAGGCCGTCGAATACCGCGACGATGCCTTTCCCGATCACCTTCAGCGGCAGCAGGATCCCCACCGAAAGGGCCTTGCCGACCCCCGAAAAGTCGACGCCGTCAAAGAGGCCGCCGACCCACTTGCCGAAATCCTTGACGCCGTCCCAAGCGGACTGGATCGCCCCGACGATCTTCTCCGGGATGCCGCCGAGCACTTGCAAGAAGTTCAGCAGGCTCTTTCGGAAGGCGTCGATCTGCTTATCAGAAAAGCCGATGAAGCTCAGGAACTTCCCGAGAAGGGAGTTCCCGCCGTCAAGGAAGGCGAGCAGGTCGTCGAGGGCAAGGCAGAGCGCGAGGACGCCTGCCACGAGCGCCGCGACGGGATTCGCGAGCATCGTCGCATTGAGCGCCGCCATGACGCCTTGACCGGCCTTCAGCGTCTTGAAGAAAGTCGAGGTTGTCGCGATCGCCTGGATGATCGACCGGCCGTAAGTGACGGCGAGCACCGCCCCCAGCCCGGCGAGGATCAGCTTCACGCCCTTGCTGTGCTCCCTCAGGAAGGCCACGCCGTCGCCGAGCACCTTGAGAACGCGGTTCACGACCGGGAGTACCGTCACCCCAAGCACATTCCCGAGGGCCTGCGCCTGATCGGTGAACTGGCGCCAGCGGATGTTCATCTCGCGCGCGGCCTTGGCCTGCTCGCTGGTCATCGCCATGCCTTCGTAGGCCTTGGCGGCGGACGACGCCTTGTCCGTGAACTTCGTGAAGACCGCCGCGGCGTCTTGGCTCAGGCCCATCGCCCGCATAAAGTAGGCGGCCTGCTGCTGGCTCATGCCCTTGACGGCCTCACCCATGCGGAAGAAGTCGTCTGCAGAGCGGCCCTTCTCGACCGTCCAGTTCTCGAGCGCGGACTTGAAAGCCTCCTCAGAGCCACCTGCGTCCCGGTTCGCCTTGGCCCATGCGTCGATTTTGTCCACGGCGACGCCCGTGCGCTCGCTCAGCACGTCGAGGCTCTCGCCCATCTGCGAGAGGCCGCTGAAGATCTTCCCGCCCGCGAAGACTGCGAGCACGGGCCCCAGGGCGGTCTTCAGAAGCGCCCCAACCTTGCCGACACGAGCGGAGATGCCGTCCATCGCCCGGCCCATGACAAGCGAGGTCTTTTGTCCGGCCGTGCCGATCGACATGACGCGCTCAGCCACCTCGTCCGAGACGCCGCCCATCATCAGGCCCGTCTTCGAAGCCGTCGCCGCGAGGCGATCCAGCGCGCGGCCGTCGAGCTCCACGCGCTTGCCGAAGTCGGCGATCGCGCCGGAGGCCTTGCGCAGGCCTTCGTTGAGCTCGACGCTGTCAAAGCCTAGCGAGATAACAAGTTTGTCGATAGCGTTAGCCATTTTCTTTCTCTAGCCTCTGGGCGGCGAGCCACGAGTGGTAATTGCGGACTTCCAAGACCTCCAGAAGCTCATAGGCCTCCTCGAGCGTCAGCCGCTCCTTAAGATCCACCATGCTCGCGAGGTCCGCGGCGATGAGCGCGCCGCAGACCCGCGGGACATTGGCAAAGCCCGCAACGCCAGTTACTTTTAGGCAGGCGTTTCGGTACTTTGCGGCATAAGGGAGCTCAAGGCGTCTCCATCGAAGAAAAAACCGAAGTTGGCCTTCAGGGATTCAACACGGAGTTTCGTGAGCGTGAGCGGGCTCTCGATCGCCGAGCACGCCTCAGCCGACGTCAGCCGACGAAGGGCGTTGCCCTGCACAAGGGTGCAGCAGGAGAGCAGGTCGTCGAGGAGCGGCTTTGCACTCTCATAGGGCACGCTCAGGATCGAGCGCAGAAGCGTCTGCGGATCGCCGCTGAAAACCTGCTGGATGTCGTCCACACCGCGCCCAAGTGCGAAAGCCGCGCGGTAGAGCCACTGCTCCGCCTGATACGCGCTCATCTTCGTGATGGTGAAGCGCTTTTCGGTCGCGCCGTCTTGGATCTTGATCTCGTCCATCTCAGCTCCTTACTGCACGCGCTCGAAGTCGAAGCCCCACTGCGTGGGCTGCATGGTGCGCTGGGCGGCGCTGATCGGAGGCGCGCTCTTGAGCACGCCCTTGACGAAGGTTCGCGTGACGCCGAGCGACGGGATGAAGCACGTCAGCGTGCATTCGTACGGCGTGTTGTTCGCTTCCATGCAGTCGCGCAGGTACTCGAGACTAGCGACCGAAGGCGAAGCCGCCTCGAGCACGATCGAGACGCTCGAGATGTTCTTGATGACGCCCGCGACCATGCGGCCGTCCACCGAGCGGCGGGTTTCCGTCATCTCGATCGCGTCGCTCGAGAGGATGCCGTCTGCGCTGAAGTGCTGAAGCTCGATGCCGCTCGGAAAGAGCTGATCGACCGTCAAGACGAGCTGCGCATTCGCAGAGGTCACGTCGAAGTTTGAAGTTGCCATTTTTCACTCTCAAAAGATAGACCCCGACCGAAGCCGGGGCCTATGAATTTTCACCGATTTCGCGACATTAGATCACGGTGGTCGCGGCGCACTGCAGACTCTGGACAGCGCCTGCGTACGCATACAGGATCGTCACATTCGGCGCCTCTCGATTCGCGCGACCGGCCGCGTCCGGGAGGTCCACGCCGATCCAGTAGCCCTTCGAAACGATGGCCTGAATAGCGTCCTGCCCGTCGTCACCGAGCTCCTGCATGATCTGCGCCTGCTGAGACTCATTGAGCTCGAGCCCCGCATCGATGACGCCGCTGTCAAGGCACCGATTGATCGGATCCTGGCACCACGCACGGATCAGCGCCTCGCCGCGGGCGTTGTACGGGACGCGATTGATGCTCTTGAAGCCGCTCATGCAGCTCGTCTGGATTGCAGAGCGCAGAAAAATGCTTCCGTATAGCACGTCAACAAAGCCGTAATAGTCGCTCGAGAGCGTGCCGCGGTTGAAGAACTGGAAATTATCGTTCCGCGTCGCGTACTTGCCGACGAAGTTGATGCGGTTCGCTTCGAGGGCGTCGGCGGAGGCTTCGTCCAAGACGTTCGGCGCGATTCCGGAGGCGTACTTGGCGAACCACGTCTTCATGCCCTGAGTTCTGGTCCACGCGATGGAGGCGCCGCAGGCCATCGCCATAGCGGCGAGGCGCCAGTCGGGGGAGTAGAGCGGAGCGACCACGTCATACTTGTCCACGATCTGCGCGAGCGGGCTCGAGGACGCCGTTAGGGCGTTCGTGAGCTTTTCGTCGCTCGACCAGGGGAAGTAGACGAAGTCGTCATAGACGTCCGCCCACGCGGCGAGGGCCTCGATCTCTTCGAGATCCCCCTGCCAGAGCGTCGTGAAGCCGACCCAGTTCCGCGTGACTTCGCAGACCGCGTCGAGATTCGCCTTTTCGGTCATGGCGGCGGCGCCCTGAGAGAGCACCGCTCCGCCAGCCTGCGTGAGGCCAAGCATCGCGCTGAGATCCGTGCCGCTGTCGCCCGCGGAGGCGTAGCCGATCGTCGAGTCCGCACCCGTCGTCGAAGACGTGAAGGTAAAGGAGTTCGTGTTGCTATCGTAGGATCCGGTCACGCCCGTAATGGCCGTCGCGACCGTCTGCGCGACAGCGGAGAGCGAGGTGGCTCCGGAGAGATCCACGCCAGCCGCCGTCTTCTCGGTGCCGTCCACCGTGATCTTGAGCGCGCCGTCAGTGACGGCCTTGAGCTTTGCGAGCGTGGCGCCCAGCTTGCCACCGCGGATCCAAGCCGCGACCGCTTCGTCGACGCGGCGGGCGATCACGAGGCTCTTCGGCGTCGTCTGCTGATTCTGCACGCCGGTGAAATACTGCTGAGCAAACTTCGTCTCCTCAGCCTCGGGGCCGAAGAGCGCGGAGACCGCAGAAGCCGAAGAGAAGGCCATGGCGAGCTGGTCGGCCGGAAGGAGCGCGCTCTTCGTGAAGAGCAAGCCGTTCGTTTCCAGATCTTTGGCGCCGCCGCTGATGACGCGCGGACTCACCTGGACGATCCGCGAAGCAGGAAGTGACATGATTCCTCCAATGATGGCCGCGCATGGCGGTCCGTAAAAAAGTTAGTTTTGCGGGAAACGGACGTCGACGTTCTGCACGCCGACGGTGACCGCGCTGATGCTATCCACGTCGAGCCGGACCTTGTGCGTGTAGGTCAAGTGCAGTGACGTCGTCCAGCGCTGGACAAACTGATCCTCGTCGACAACAGTCGTTGTATTCCTCACGTCGTCCGCATAGAGCGACGAGATGTCGTACTTCCGGAAGAAGTCGCACGCTGGCGTGGACCTCGCCACCGTCGCCACACACTCCGCCCTCATGCGGGCCGTCTCCACTGCATCGCTGTAGGCGTCGACCTGCATCACCATCTCGACCAGGCGGGAGATCACGACGCGCATCGCCTGCGCCTCCTCATCCCACTCGTATGACTCGACGGGCGTGCCGATCTCTCGATGACTCACGACTGAGTTGATTACGTACTCTCGGTCGGGCGGCAGAGTAATGTTATTCTGATTACCCGCTAGCACATGGCTAGCTTCGATCGGCGGCTGCATGACGAGGATCTCAAAGTCGCGGACCGCTTTGTAGACGGACGCATACGAGAGAAGCTCCGCAGTCGTCGGCGGGCTTTGCATCATCATGCCCATTCAATCCCCTTTGGCGGCTGGACCTGTAGCGTCGCGCGGACGCACAACCAGTTCACACCCGCGAAGTTGTCAATGACCGCGTCGACAGCCCAGACCGTCCCGTCCTTGCGGATGATGTAGTCACCCGCGCGAGATAGCGGCCGGAAGATGCCGGCCGGCTGATCGGCGAAGGCCTTCGGAGTGAAGAGGTAGAACCTCCTAACAATCGAGTTCGCGCCCGCCTTGTCCGCGTGGAAGAGCGCGGCGTCTCCCTCGCTCTGCACCTGAGCCATAACCCCCGTGATGCGGGAGAACAGCGGCCTGGCAAAGCCTTGCTCGTCCGGGACGGACCCTTCGGAGTGCATGATCTGCACCTCCTCATCCGGGTGCGCGGCGTTGATCGCGCCCCGTACGATGCGATGAAGATTCAGTCCCATGCCGGAAACCTCTTTACTCAAGTGACCTTTTGATGTAAGTTGTTCTCAACAAAGATAGCCGGATGGTGTTGAGCCTCCGTTGATGGCCCCGCAAGGCCCCTGCTTCGGGAGCAGGGACGTCGCTGCGGGGCTTCTTTGTATCTACGAGACCCGAACTTCAAGAAGCTCATAGAAGGGGCTCGCGTCTTCAACGACGTCAGCTCTCGGATTTGCTTCGGCCCCATGACTATGCGCTCGCAGTCGTCCGGCATTCCTTTCGGATGCCGCTGTGCCTCCACCTTGTCCCTGACGTAGGTCTCGACATACTGTCGGACCCTCTTGGTGAACCCTTCGCCTTTTTGCTCTTCCGATGCGGAGAAGAACTCGAAGGACGGGATCTTGTCCGGCCCGACGCTAGCCCCCGCGCCTCCGACAACCTCGCCATCCTTGATCGCGATGACGTTTCCGTTGTCTGCCGTTCGGTATTTCAGGTCCTCGTCTTCACTAACGAAGCGGAGCCCCACTGAAAATCGGGCCCCGGCGGCAAACGCGACGCCGCACCGGAAGGCCATTCCTAGAGATCCTGCGTCTGAACTCATTTCACTTGAAACCCGATCGAGTTCATCAGCTTGCCGGTCAGAACGAGCGGCTTCGCTGTCGTAAGGTTCCCGCCGCCCTTGCCCTTCCGGCCCTTGGCTTCCGCCTTCTGCCGGTAGAGCTCCATCGTGAGCGACGCGCGCTCGGGGAACTTCCCTTTGCTGGTCCCGCCGCTCGTGATCGTCATGCGGACGTCATCTGCGGCCTGCCTGCCGAGAATGGCGAGCGCCTTTTCCTTGTCCAGCGTCTTGTGCAGAGCCTTCTTCGCCGTCTCGCGCCACTTCGGCGCCTCGGCGGCCATCGTGCCTCGCAGGAAAGGCCTGGGAGGATTGACGAGCGCCATGCCCGGCTTGATGGCGGCCGCCTGAAAGTTGGGCTTCCCGTCTTCTCGACGGGGGACGGGCTTGCCGATCGCATTGCTCAGAAAAAGCGACTGCTTCCCCGTCACGCGCTGCACCCAGCCGTACTCGACGTACGTTGCATATGGTGCGATGCTGGCGTCGGCGACGCCCACCTCGACGTGGCTCACGCCAGGGTTGACGAGCCCCGCATAGCGCTTGCCCAAGCGCGCCGTGAGCCCCGCGGCATTCAGCTTCATGCCCATGTCAGCCCCAGGGGTGGTAGTGCGAGGAGAAGTAAAGACGGCCGCCTCGGCGGTACTTCATCGTCATCATCCAATAGGTCGCACCGCAGGGAGTCTGCGTCCACCACTGCGCCGTCTGCGAGTCGCTCTTGATTAGGTCGAAGCTCGTCGAGACGGAGCCTTCGGATGCGCTTGCGACGCGGCCCGGCTGATCGCCCCGGGTCGCGAGCGTGGCGAAGTGGCAGAGCGCGTAGTAGAGCAAGACCTTGCGCTCGAGCACTGGCGGCGTCGCGTCCGGGGCGTACGGCGCGAAGCTCGTCGCGTCCGTGTTTCCGAGGAGCGCGCACACCTGCTGCCAAAGCACGTCAAGCACGGCATCGGAAATGGCCTCTTCCGTCAACCCCGGGAACCACTTACGAAACTCTTCAATGTCAAGCTCTACGTCCATCTCTAGACCTCGCTTCGCTTCACTTCTTCAACGCCAACGCTCTTCGGATCGACCGGCTCAACGCCAGTCTTCATTTCTGCGATCTCGTCGCGCCGCGCCTTGAAGTCCTTCTCAGACCTCATCTCCCAAAGGAGCGGCGGCATGGCAGTGAAGGCGCGCTCCTTTCCGTGCTTGCGCTTGATGTCTTCCCAGTCCTTGCGCGCGACGGAGACGAGGACGGCATTGCCGCGGCCGAGGAGAATGCCCTTCGTCTTTCCGCGGAGGGCGTGGTTCACGCCCGGAAATTCAACGACCTTCGTGCCGCCGTTCCCATTGTCCACATCGTCGAAGATGATGCCGAGAGGCATGCCGCACGCGATATAGATGACGTCGTCCCCCGAGGCGCCGGAGGCCTTCGCGACTTCCTGTTCTGAGGTATCGGCGACGATGCCAAGCGTATTCGTAGCGGTCTTAGTGGTTTTGCGAGCCATAGTATTCGTTCCCAAAAAAGAGGAGGGAGGCCGAAGCCCCCTCCCGAGCAGAGAAAAAGCCGCGGTTAGCAGCCCTTACCTTTCTTTGCTCTAGATCGTCAAATGCCCGTAAGGGTTGCCACAAGGCTCGGCCTACGGATGACGCATCCCCACGTGCCAGCCGAGGCCTTCTGAGTGAAGGACGACTCGTGCGGCACAAGGCGACCGAGCTGATAAGCCATAGAGAAGGCCGCCCATCCGGTCTCGTCGCCGTACAGCTCGCGGACCGTCATATAGAGCATCTCACCCGCGGCCGTCGACAGCTCGGGAAGCTGCACGATCTCCATGTTCGGGTAGTTCTCGAGCAGCATCGCCTTGGCCGTCTTGCCGAAAGAGTTCGGCTGCGTGAGGTAGCCGATCATCTTATTAGAGATACCGAGGACGATCGGAGCGTCAATGTCGAGATGGCCGCCGTTCTGCGCCGTCAGCTGCTGCCAAAGCTTGTTGACGTCGTTGAAGACGAGCGTTGCCGCGTTGTTCGGATCGGCCGCAACCTTCGTCGCCCAGGTGGAATTCCCATTCACGGAGATCGGAGCGATCGTGGACGGGATATTCGGGTCATTGAGCATGCCGTAGATCTCCATCCCGGCCACGCCGTAGAGCTGGAACTTGTTCTCAGCACGGGCGAGGATCTGGGCGGCGGCATTCTGCTTACGAGCGGGCAGATTGACCTTCGCCTCCGCAAGCTTGGCCGTCTCGAGCTCGCCGTACTTAATCGTCGTCTGGTAGCGGAAGTTCTGGCGGACGGGGAAGTTGTAATTCACGTCCGTCGTCGTCCCGTTGGCGAAGTCGTTGTAAGGCGAGACCTGACCGGCGACCTCTTCAACCGCGAAGTCTGCATAGTCCTGCGTCCACGAGCCAACGAGGGTCTTCGTGAAGAAGCGCGTCGTGTTCGTGACGCCGAAGAGCACCTCGATGATGCGCGGGTCGAGGTACGTATAAAGAGCCGCGGGGGCGCCCACGTTCGGCTGCGTCGAGAGCGCCGCGTCCTGCGCGAGCTGGCGGAGGTCAATGTCCTTAAGGACGATGTGCCCGTCCTTTTCCTCGAAAGGCATAAAGCCGACGGCATGCGGAGCAGAGATGCCGCGCGACTTTGCAAAGTCAAGATCAAAACTCATTTATCTCTCCAAGTTAGGCGGCCTTGTCCACGCCGAAGTTCTGATAGATCACCGTGTCGCCCTCGGCGATCGTCTTGACGCCGCGGGGGAAGACGACCGTCCAGCCGGTGTCATTCGTCGCACCAGCCGTGCCATAGGTGACCTTGCCCGTCGTCGGGTCGCAGAGGACCGACTGGCCCTCCGTAGCCGCGCCCGTCGCGATGGCGTAGAACTGGCCGCGAATGGCGACCGGGGGGCACGTGCCCTTCGGGTAGACCTGCGTTGCGTCGTCGGTAGGCGCCGGGATCGTCGCGATGACGTCGCGTTCCACGAATCCGACCGGCTTCGCACCGGCCTCAGCCTTGGCCGAGAGGACGTTCTGCTCGGTCTGGGAGGTGCCGTTCAGAGCGACGGCGAAAGCGAAGCCGCCCGCCGGGACCGTGCCGTCCGAGACGTAGTTGAAGGCCGTGTAGACGGCCTGACGCGGATTGACTTCCTGCCCCGGAATGCCGATGGCCGGATCAGTCTTAACAGCTGCCTGAAAGCCCATGATTAGTACCCCTTCTTAATCTGAGAGAGCTTGGTGACGAGGAGGTTGCTCTTCTGTCGGGACGCGGAGTCCTGAGCGAAAGAGCCCTTGCGAGCGCGACTCTTGCCCGCCATGAACGCGCGGTAAGCGGCGCGGGCGGCCTGCGGGGAGACGCCCTTCGTGTTCACGCCTTCCTGCCGGAGGGCGGCCAGGTAGACGCTCTCGGCGGAGTCGTACGCGTTCGCGCGGACCTTGCCAAGCGTTTTGGCGCACTCGTCCATCGCCGCGAAGCGATTCATGATGCGGCGCTCGATGCGCTTGGCCGAACCCTCGGCGTCGCGCTCTTCGCCTTCGCGCTCGTGCTCGCGGTCGAGCTTCTCAGGCTCGGCCTTCTCCTTCTTTTCGCCGTAGCGGACGCCCTCAGCAAAAGCGCGCTGAAGCTCTTCCGGCTCGGCGTCGTAGCCGCAAGCCTTGAGCCCGTCCTGAACGATCTGCTCGCAGTCGTCCGGCTCGGCACCATCGGCCTGTTCGAGCTCGTCGTCGGCGCCTTCCGCCATGTCCTCATCGCCGTCCTGAGCCTCGTCCGGGTTGTAGGCGAGGTCCTTGAGAGCACCGAGGAACGACCTCGCGTCTTCGGGCTTGAGCCCCTTTTCGACCATGTCGTCAAGGATGCGCCTGATGGCGGCGTCCTTGTCCTCATCTTCAGCGACGGGCTCGTCTTCTGCGGGCTTGTCGATCACGTTTCCCTCCTGATCCTGCGTGTGCAGGTCTTCGATCCCCTTCGCTGCTTCGCCGATGGCTCGCGCGAGGGCCACTTCCTTCTTTTCGACGGCCGGATCGCCATCAGTGGCGGGGGTCGTCTTTTCCTTGTCGTCCATAGGACCTACCTCTTTAAGTTGACTATCTTGCACCAACACATCGCGCCCAGCGCGTCCCTGCTCCACTAGCGCGACGTGGTTGGCGGAAATGTCGCGCATAATAAAATCGTACGGATCGCCCTCAGGCGTCTTCCCCGAGGTGAAGTCGGGGGTGTAGGAGTACGCGAGGGATAGCTCACGCATTGATCCGTCTAGGATCCGCCGGATGGCGTTCTCCACGGTGATATGCAGAGAGTTGTCCAGATACGGCTCGCGGAAGGCGCCGTCCGTCCCGGTGCTACCGACCCTCGTCTTGAGCTGAGGGTCGTCCGCGTAGTCCGGGTGATGATCGAGCTGGATCGGGATGCCATTCGTGCTCTCGACCGTCTCTGGCTTCGAAAGCTCTTCGGGCGGCGCGTAGCCGTAGTAAACCTTGGTCGGCTCGAGCTTGAGCCTCTGCCACCCGATGATCTCGGACCCGTAGTAGGGCCGAACTTGCGCTTTCGTGAGGTGCGAGACCGCGACGTGAAGGTTGCCGTTATTGTCGTACCGGCGCACGCTTTGCGCGTCTAGGGCAAGTCTTTCATGAATCATTTCAGCAATTCGTCAATATCGAGTCTGAACACGCATCGGCAGAACGGAAGCTCACCGGTCATGACCTTCCTCCCAACCGCGGGGTCGTAAAGTCCCTCGTCGAGATTGAAGCGCTTACCGTCCATCGCTTTGTGCGTCTGGCGCGAGCTGTACATGCCTGGCACATGCACCCAAATGCCGGTTTTGGCGCCGAGGCCCTGCGCATTGGCCCGCTGGAGCCCCTGATTCACCTTTACGGACTGGTCGAGTGCTACACGCTTGGCCCGGGCTTCCGTGAAGCCGTCCGACTGCCGAAGTATCTCTTCGATGTCTCCGATCGTCTTTCCGCCGCTCAGCCCCGCGTCAAGGGCCCCGCGAAGGCGCTCCAGATCGTCGGCTTGCATCTTCGTGATGAGGGCCGTCATGTCGTCGATGAGCTTCGGCATCTCCTGCGCGGCCGCTGGAGAGATGTACCGGTTCTTGACGACCGGAACCGTCCAGCGGTTCTTGATGAGCTCAGGGGAGATGCCCGCACGAATCAGCGCACGGCGCTGGCTCGCGGTAATGCGCTGCGCCGTCGTGCGGACAAACCATTTAGAAACCGCCTTTGCGTCCTCGCCCGTGTGGATCATCCAACGAGCGAGTCGCTCTGCATACGCAGTGTCGGCATGCTTCGGGGCCTTCTCCAGATCGACGGCCTTGAAGTCCTTGACCGTGGGTTTCGCATCCTGCGCGAGGCGGCTTTCTTCGCCCACCAGGCCGGAGGCGATGAGGTCCTCGAAGAGCTCCGCCGCCGCGGCCCGCGTGCGGGCCCGGACGAGCTTTGCGATCTTCTTCTGAAGCGCCGCCCGGAGCCCTGCATTCGGCTCGATGGCGGCGATCGTCTTCGGCTTAGTCACTTACGCCCCCTAGCGACTGCAAAAGCTGGCGAGACTCATCGGGCGGGTTCGCCTGTGGCGCCTCAGGCGCTTTGATCGCCGCCGTCGCGCTCTGGAGCGAGTCGAGGAGGCCTTGGAAGTCCTCTGGATCGCCGTCCGGGGGCTCATCAGAGAGAAAGCCCAAGTGCATGACAGGCTCGGTCTTGACGGCCTCTCGCACCTCTTCAGCGCTGATAGCTTGCATCTGCGCGAGCGTCGCCAGCGTGCCAGCCCGAGACTGAGCCGTCATCGCGGCAGCGTTCTCGTCTTCCTTGCCAAGCGGATTGAAGTCGAAGGAGAGGTCCGCATCGATGGCGCCGAACTCGACGAGCTCGATCGCCTTCAGGCATGTCATGATCGCGTCGCGCCGGAGTTCCTGCTTCGATTTGATGTAGTCGTAGTAGTTGCGGATATCCGACTCGCCGGTCGCGTTGAAGCCGCTCGGGCTGATGCCCAAGAGCTTGACGGCCGGGGTCCGATTGAGCGCCGCGATCATCTCGAGCGACTGCCGGACAACGTCCGTGCATCCGGCGATGGATGTCTGGACGTTCATCACGGCCTCCGCGTCCTTGTCGCAGACGAAGACGGAGGAGTTGTCGCGATACCTTTGCAGGGCCTTCATGCGGATGTCGAAGAGCTGCAGGCCGTTCGGCGAGTTGAAGATGTCGTCCGTGCTCGTCTGAAAGACCAGAAGCGAGACCTTCCTGACGAGGTCCGCCGTGTACACCCTGCATTGGTTCCAGTGCATCACGTAGTCCCAGAGAATTTGCGCCTGCGGGATTCCAAGGAAGTTGTATGCGGGCCGGAGAAGCGTCGGCGGGGGGTTGTCGTAGAGCGGGATCATGCGCGAAGCATGGACGCACTGGCCGAGCACCCAATACCACTTCGGCCTCATGTAATCGGCCTTAAGCGGATTGGAGGAGTTGTAGTCGCCGGGCGACACGCTGACCGGATCGACCACGACGAAGCGGAGCGTTCCGCCCTTCACCAGCTCGGCCGAGGCGTCATTGATGCGGAGAGGAAGTTCAGTCTTCTCTTCGCCGGTATCGATAAAGATGAAGGCGCCGCCCATGTACCCGGTGATCGTTGCGGCCTCGTGAAAGAGCCCCCGGAGGTGATACTTTTTCTCCTGAAGCTTCTGAAGCTCGTCCACCTTCTCGCCATCGTCGGAGCCGGTGATCTGGATCCACTCGCGCGTGATGTCGTCGGAGACGGTCTGCACGCAGGCGCGGATCATGCCATTTTGAGCGATCTGCTGTAGGGCGCCGTAGCCGATGAACGACGTCGTCGGATACTGTCCGAGCTCATAGCCGTGCTGCTGCAGGGACTTGTAAATCGTCGAGTACAGCCCGGTATCGGCAAGCTCAGCGTCCTGCGCCAGCCGGACCTCTTCGGTCGTGCCGAGCGTAACCGGGAGGGCGAAGCGCTCGCGGACCTTTTCTTCGGTCTCGAAGACCTTGGCAGCTGGCGGAGGGGCGTAAAGCTGGGCGCCGAGCTCTTCCATAAGAGCGGCGCGGCGAGCCTGATCGAGGATGCCGGATCGCTTCTCGGCCCGGGCCTCAGTCTTCGCCTTTTTCTTGGTCTTTGCCATACGTAGCTTGTCCAATCATTGAAGCCCCGGGCGTTGGTCGCGCCGCGGGGCTTCCTTTTGCGCCTCCCTAGCGCTGGGCAAGGTAGGCGAGATTTGTCGGGTCGATGTGCAGCCCAGAGTGGCGATTCAGGTCATTCAATGCCTGGGTCATCGCGTCGACCCCGTCATCGTGAGCGCCAGACGGGAAAGCGAGGAGCTCAGGAATGAAGTCCTGCACCACCCACGGATAGCGGTCCGGAGGCGGTAGGTAGACGTTCCGGGCCTCCCAGAGCGTCGTTACCGCGTTCGCTCGGGCTTCCTTGCTCTCTTTCGGAGTGATCGGGATGATGCCGGTCACTTTCCTTTTGAGCGCGCTGATGATCGCCGGGCCGTTCGCCTTGTCCTCGATGAGCTTTCGGGTGATCCGCGGGTACTTCCTCGCGGCCGCGACGAACTGCTCGAGCGTCTTAACGAAGTCCCACTGACCGCGGAATTGGTCGATGAGATAGAAACAGCCGTCCTTTCTGCCCCAAACCTGCCCGACAACAAAGTCGGACGCTTTCGAGTCTTTGAAAGTCATGTCCCACGAGATCGCACTCGCATCGAAGCGCTCGGGCAAAGTGTCCCAGTACTGCACCCAGTCACTCTTGAAAAGCCCGCCGCCTCGAGGCACCGGGCGCTGTTGGAACTGACCTGCAACAGCATAGCCGCCCATGACCTTCTCCATTTCATCCACCTGAGCGGCGGTAAAGCGCTCGGGAAAGAGCAGCTCACCTTCTTTCTGGCGAGGGTCGGTGAAGCCGATGCTGGTCTTGCACCTGCGACTTTCCTCGAAGCGCATCGGCAACATCAAGTGGTCATAACCCAGCTCCTTCGCGAGGATCACGCCCGACGTATCGCGTTCGTGCAATCTCTGCATGATCACGATGATCGCCGAGTCCGAGTTGTTCACTCGAGACGGAACAGCCTCGAGGAAGGTTGTCTCTGCGGAGAGGAGCGCGGCCTGCGAGAACGCATCGTCGACAGACAGCGGGTCGTCGATGATGATGCGGTCGCCTCGAGAGCCAGTGAGGCTTCGGAAAGCCATAGACTCACGAAAGCCAGTAGCCGTGTTTTCGAACTTCTTCTTTGCGTTCTGGTCGCCGCACAGTTCGACGCTCCATCGCTCCTGATACCAATCGGAGGAGATCAAGCGTCGACACTTCAGGTTGTCTCGGATTGCGAGGTCTTCCTTATGCGCAGTTGTCAGATATCGCAGAGAAGGATTTCCGCCTGCGCCCCATTCCCAAGCAGGAAAGAAGACGCCAGTGAGCAGTGATTTCATCATGCCCGGCGGAACGTTCATCAGAAGGCGCTTGATCTGGCCGTTATGCACTGCCTCGAGATGCTCGCACATTGCATCGAGCGCCCATCCCCACTTGATCGGTGTAGCAGGCTCGAGCACGTGCCATGCCATCTTGCAGAACTCTGACAGGCTGCGCCGCGCAATCTCCTGATCAAGTTCGATCAGTGTCGGGAGTCTCGTCATACAGCAACTCTCTTGCGGCCTTGAGCTTTTCCATGTCGATCGTGGAAAGATCAGGCGTGTCGCTCTGAACCTTCACGGTCTTGCGATCGCCGAAGCGCGAATCATCACGCCACGAAATCTGGCGAGCCTTCTCCTGCATCAGCACCTTGAAGGCTTCAACAGTTCCCTTCGGAAAGTCATCGCCGTTCAGCAATCGCGTCTGCAGTTCATTGTTCAAATTTGCTTGAAGCTCAAGCAATTCATCGTTGAACTTCTCGGCGCTTGCTTCGCGCGCGCGCGCGGACTGAGTGCAAAACTCTGGATTGGTGTCTTTCCATCTGCGAAGAGTTACCGCATCCGGCATGCCAGGCATCTTGCAAATCTGACGCTCTGACTTGCCTTCACGAATCAAATCACAGATTCTCTCCGCAAGCTCCGGCGTATAGGTTGATGGTCTTCCGCCCTTGGAGGCGTTCGGTTTTGATGCCATAGCACCTCCTTTTCTTTTGTGGAACTTCAGGCATCGTCCTACCCCAAAAAGAAAAGGGCCTCTCCGGAGAGAAGCCCTTGTGCTCAGGACCCGGAACCAGTGAAGCAAAGTGAAAAGCTGGTTCGGTCCTGGTTTGATTTTAGGCAATCGACAGCTGAAGCCTATGGCCGAGTGACCGAAGAGTGGCCTCAATACGGTCGATCTTCGTTGGATGGTGAACGTCGAGAATCCGCGTCACTTCAGGAAGCTTCAGTTCGGCCTTCTTAGCGAGTTCGGCGCGAGAAACACCATCGCGCGCCATCGCATTTGAAAGCAGAATTTTTGCAACCTGATTTGCGCTCAGACGAACAACATATTCACCGGGGAGCGCAGGCGACGCCTCCGGAATAAGTTCTCCATCTTTAATACGGAACTCGACACAATCCTCGACGGCATAACGGGCCCAATTTTCAAGAGGCTCGCCATCCACGGAATATGACAGAAGTTCGGGCAGATCCCGGCAACGAACAATCTCAGTGCCGTCCTTAAGCTTTTCAAAGCGGCATGGAAAATCGAAATTTGACATTTGTCAGACATACGATCATGCAGCAAGCCCCGCTGGCTAAGGCGGGGGTGTGTTTTATTTCTTAGAGACTTCCTTCAGGCCAAGATCGCGAATGATGTCCTTGCGGATACTTTCATTCATCTCTGCGCCGGGGTGTCGAGGCATGGTTTGCGTTTTTGGGTTCCCCGGGACTCTCAGGCGAAGGTGTCTGGTTCCGTGGGTGACCTCAACGCCTCTCGACTTAAGCCACCGAAGAAATTCACTTTGCTTCATGATCTCCTCTATTGGTTGAACACGTGAATATTCTACCATGAGGTTAGCATTTTTGCAAATGTTATGTATTTCGACGCTACTTATTCCGGCATCAAAAAAGCCCGGTCATCTCTGATCGGGCTTGTGTTCCTTCCGGGTACGGCAAAGATCCCAACCGGGATCATTGTCTCGCGTACGTAGAAGTAGCGGTGTTCAAACTGTGACGTCATTATACATCGGATTCGTCGAAATTTGTCTCGACGATTCGCTGAAACTTTCTGACGATGGCTTCGAACTGCTTCAGGAAGAAGCGATAGCCCACGCGGATGCGGCGGGCGCAGGTCATATCGGAGAGCCCGAGGCCGTATTTGAGACGGAGAGCTTTCTTCTCCTGCGGGGTCATCCACGGGCCTGCATAGGCGGCGCATAGCTTTTCGGCGTCCCGCACGTCGATGGCCGTTGCTCCGGGCGCACCCTGGCTCTCGGCTTCTGCGGGCGCATTGGGGCCATAGAGGCGGAGCGCGGCCATTGCCTGATAGGTGGCCGAGATTCCGGCGGGCCCGTTGCCGCCTCGGATGTATCGCGTCCAGTTGGCAAGGCGGCGTTCGAAGTATGGGTCGATCATTCGAGCTCCTCGATGTAGACGGTGACGGAAGGGAATTCGGCATATGTCTTCGTGGCCGAAACTTCGACGACTTGAGCGTCATCCTTCCACGCGATGCCATTCAGGCCGTCGCAGATGATCTTGATGATGTTGTCCATGTCGGGCTTCTTGGCCGGGCGCTCGCTGCCCTGCAGACATGCTGCGCGGCGCTTCTGAGAGTACGAATCTGGCACGAGGAAAGCGGCCAGGATTGAGACCTTGACGGCTCCGCGAAAAATGTCTTTGTTGCACATGGCGTACTTGCCGTAGACCGATACGCGGGCTTCGTAGCGGCGGGTAGCGTCCGGCGTGTAGGCGTGACCGGTTCGAGAGAAGCGCGGGCGTGCCTTGCCTTGTGGTGTGCCGGGGATAGTGAGCTTAACCACGGATCTTCCTCAACTCACGCTGATAGCTCTCCGAGGATGTAAAGCCTGCGGGAGACCATGCCTTGATCTGGTCGAGCTTGAAAGTGAGCCCGTAGAGATCGGAGAAGACGGTGAAGCCTCGACGTTCGCCGTAGAAGCGATCCCAGGCTCCCTCTTTTAGGACGAAGAAGAGCGCGGCACCTTCAGGCGGATAGGTGGAGATGTCGTCGATGTCCACCTCAGTGAAAGTGAAAGGCGGGCGCTTCGGCGTGTGTTCCTTGGAAGGCGGATCGATGGGCATGAGACGGGAGACTTTCTTGAGCGTCATTTTTTGTCCTTTGCTTGTTTGGCTTTGAGTTGCTTATCGATGCGCCATTTGTCGAAGGCGGCGCGAAGAATCTTGACGGTCTTAATCCGGCGTGCTATGCGGTCGGCATCGGGCTCGGGCTCGAAGTGCTCGCAGTAGTCCACGGACTCGACGGAGCGAAATCGCTTGTATCCGCCGATCTCCCCGGGGAGAGAGCAGTAGACGAGGCCTCTGGCGAGCATCCCCCACTGGCCTCTGTGGAGGCGAAGCGGATCGCCTTTCGGCAGCGGCTCGAGCGGTGCGCAGTTGCGGCAGCGAAGACACTCACTCATGTCGCTCCCTCATGATGAAGGTCGTCCGGCTGATCCACCGTGAGAAGGCGTGGATGAAGCGTTTGTATATTCCGGTGGCAGGATTCATCAGAACACCTCCTCGTCTTTGACCGAGCTGGACTCAACGAAGCTGACGAGAATCTTGTTGATTTCCTCTCGCATGCGATGCGTGATGTTGACGACGGTGGGGATATCAGGGAATTCGCCCGAGACAGTTCCGCGGAGTATGTCGTCGAGTTGATCGAGGCTGTTTCGAGCGGCGACAATGGCCTCACCGGCGCTGACGAGCGCTTTGTTTCGCTGAGTAATCCATTCGGTGCTTCTAAATGTCTGATTCATACGTTCCTCCATCAATAAATTCAGATGCGTTTACTTGCCCGCATTGCGGCGTGAATTCCCAAATGGTGGCCAATCCGATCGTGAAGAACCGGAGCATTCCTGATCCGCTCCCACTTTTCACCCATGGGAATCGCACGGATTTTTGGAACTTCTGCATGTCTGCCTTCGAGGCCTACGACTGTTTTGCTGCTCAGACAAAGACGTGCGCACACTGCGGGAAGTTCTCGCTTTGGGTGAATGGCGATATGGTCTGGCCCGAGCTTCCTGCTGTTCAGCCTTCTGAATACCTTCCTGAAACAGCACGAAAAGCTTTCGATGAAGCGCAGAAGGTAATCGGCAGGTCTCCGCAGTGCGCTTGCGCGATGTTGAGGCTTTCGCTCGAGCGTCTTGTCGTTCATCTCGGCGGCACAGGGCGAAACCTGCGGGATAAGGTCCTGTCGCTCAATCTGAGCCCGAACATTGAAAGGTTGTGCGATGCCTGTCGAATCGTCGGCAATGACGCTGTTCATGAAGGCCTTCTTTTCGTAGAGCCAGATGACACTTACGATCGTGCGGTACGACTTTCGAACTTTGTGAACTGGATTACCGAGAGAACGCTTGCTGCCGACGCAGCAGCTGACAAGATCTTGAATCGCTAAGGCAGTGGTGGGTTCCATCAGAACACCTCCTCGGGTTTCAGGTTTTTAAGGGCAGAGCGCTGTCGGAATTCCTGAACCAGATAGTTGATTCGTTCCTGGCTCGGCCGGGGAAAGCGACTGAGCTGATCCAACGCGTTCTGGCTCGGAAGAAGAAGCGCTGACCGCATCTCAGGCCGCCTCCTTTTTCTCGCGCCGGCGATAGTCTTCCCAGTCGAAGGCGATGACCCTGCCGCCGTCGAGAAGCCGGGAGACAGCGGCGTCGCCGATAAGGGACGTGATGGAAAGGCCGTCTCCGTCGGCCACGAGCGGGAGATTGCTGATGAGCACAGTGGGTCGGCACTGCTCGTAGCGCCGATTGATGACCTCGAAAAGGAGGTCTGCGCCGTGAGCGGAGACAGGCGAGCGCCCCAGCTCGTCGATGACGAGGAGGTCAAGGTCGAAGTACGCCTGCTTCACCGAGGCCGTGCGCTCAGCGCTGCCGGGAGCCTTGTCGTAGGTCTGGCAGATGGACGAGATGAGCTCGGAGGCCGTGAGCATCTTGGCCGTGTAGGCCGAGCGGAGAGCAAGCGCGACGAGCGCCGCGCCCATATGCGTTTTGCCGGTGCCAGCGTCGCCCGTGAAGATGAATGAGCGGCCGCGTGCGATGGAGACATCGGCCTCACGCCCCCAGGCGACGATGGACTCCTTGGCGCGCTTCATCGGTTCGGAGAAGCACTCGAAGGAAGCGACGGTGACGCCGCGGAAGCGCGGAGGGATGGCAATCTCGAGCGACCTGGCGACCTCAGCCTGACGGCGGCAGCCGGGACAGGTGTCGAAGTGGAAGGTGCCGCCGTCATCGACCCAGTAAGCCTTATAGCGGCCGTGCTTCGGGCATTCACCCCACTGCGTGTCATACGGCGTGCGACGCCCACTTCCCGAAGTTTCGGTGGTTGAGACTTCGCGTGTCTGTTGCGCCAAGCGTCCGCTGAGGCTTTTGAGCGCTGCTCCGATAGCGGTTGTCATATGCGAACTCCTTTCCGATCCAATTCATGAACTCGCGCTTCCAAGTCGCGAGGGTTTTCTTTGTAGTTGTGGGCGCGTAGCGCGCTCGAAGTTTGAGGAAGACGCGCTGCGGATCTATGTCCGGTCTGGCGATCTTTGCTGCCTCTGCCCAGTCATCAGGGAGCGTTTCCGGAAAGGGCACTCTCGGCTGCTGAGATCTCCGCTGCTTCTTTGGGGGCAAGTCAGCGTCGGGATCAGGGAGAGCCTCAGGAGCCTGCTCACTGTCTTGTGTCGCGAGCATCGCTTCCTCGAAAAGAGACTGGTCGAAGTCTTCGGGATAGGGCGTCTGCGCTTGCGCAGATGCGACGGCGGCGTTAGCCGACGAATTTCCGGAAGTGCGCATAGAACTTTCCCTGTTCCTTTCCCTGTTAATTCCCTGTTCTATTTCCCTGTTCGTACGCACTGGCTGAAGTACCCCTCCCGCAATGGTTGAAGTACCCCCCTCAACAGTTGAAGTACCCTCCCTCAATGGTTGAGGTACTGCAATGGTTGAAGTACCATTACTGGCTGAAGTGCCCTCAGCCATTGATCCATTCATGTGCAGGTGATAGTTGGTCTTGACTGTGAGCCCGTCCTTCGTTTCGCGTTCCCACGAAATGAACCCAGCTTCGCGCAGACGCCGAAGGGCTCCGCGCACCGTGTTGTCGGACTTCACCTCCATTTCGGCCTGAAGCGTCGAGATGGACGGGAAGCACTCCCCGGTCTCGTCATTGAGATGGAAGGCAAGCCAGAACAGCGCCGACTTCATCTTGTCGTCGCCAGTCGTCTGCTTCGCCATCCAATTGATCGCTTTCAAGCTCATGTCGTCACCCGCTCTCAGACAAGACCGAGGTTCGAGACAACGGCCTCGACGCCGAGTCTCTGTTCCGCGTTGAGGCGATAGGCAGGGACGCCCGTCAGCTCAGCCACTTTGTCCGCATAGGCGGCGCTGACTGAATTCTTTTTCTTCCAGTTGCGCACGGTGATGCGCGAGACCCCGCACGCCTTGGCGAGGGCCGATTCACCATTGCCCCGCGATCCGGCCTTCTCGCCGAATTCGCGGACGACGTTGGTGATGAAGTCCTGCTTACTGGTCGTTGTTGTCATGTTGTTTCCCAATGTGCAGTATTAAGCCATGCTTCTCATTTGTAAAGCAAATATTAGCATACTGCACATTTTTGGTTTGCATCCAACTGTTAATAGTTCTTTTACAGTTGATTGACCTGCAAGGAGGTTTGCTATGTCTTCGATGTCCGACCGGATCACGTCTATGGTCAAAAGCAGCGACATGTCAATTCGACAGCTCGCGAAGCATCTCGGTGTTAGCAACGTTTCCCTGTCGAACTGGATGCGAGGGGAAACAGAGCCGAGTGAAGAGGGGCTTTTAGCGCTCTGCGAGTTCTTTTCCGTCACGCCCGCATGGGTTCGTTATGGCGATGCCACTGCGCCGGGAGGGCAGACCATTGAGCTCGACGACGGGACAATCATGATTCCGCGTCTTTCTGCGGAAGCGCACTGCGGCACCCCTAATGACACAAACGCCCAGTCATCGGGAGCAGGGGCTGAGTTGATTGAGTTCATGGGCGTAACGCCTGAATGGGCAAACAAGTACTGTCCAACTGCCGCCAAGAAATCGATTCACATCATCACGGCGACGGGCGATTCGATGGAGCCCACGCTTTTCCGGGGAGATACTGTCGTCATCGACGTGTCCCAAAAGAGCGTTCTCGAAGACGGCATCTATGCAGTGCGCATTGCCGGGCAAGTCATGGTGAAGCGGCTCCAGATCACTTTGAAGGGCCTAGTTCTCCTATCTGACAATCCCCTATATCAACCCATGTCCGTATGCGAGGGCGACAACCTCGAAATCATCGGGCGCGCATACGCTGGCCTGCACATCAAGAAGCTCTAACCCGTGCCGCTCCGACCACAAACCCCGCCTCAAGCGGGGTTTTTTATTGCCTGTTTGTTTGAGGTCAATGGATACATAAACAGGAAATTAACATCTATGCACACCGATGATTTGCACTTTTGTTCATTATCTGTTAATGTTCGCTTTACAGGATGTTCATTGTTGATGAGCAACCGAACCTCCACCCCCGCCCGAAAGGCGGAGAGGTGCACCGGATGATGATTAGTCAGACGGGCGAAGGGAAAGCCGATAAAGGCGCGGAGTTAGTACCTCCCGCCGAGCGGACAAAAACGCACACGGGCAGACCTGAGCAGCGAATCTCCCCCGCCGGGAGTTGGTTCAGACCATCGGCGAGGGAGAAGGCCAATTGAAGCGCTTTCTTTTGAGAGCGCTTCTGTGGGCTATTTTTAGGAGGATTTATGAAGGTAGAAATTGAAGACGGCCGTCTGATCGTTACGCCGATCACGGAAGAAGATTCTCGGATCATCTATGCATTGGCGGCCGCCTATGCCGCATTCGATGCGGTTTGCTATCCGATCATGGGCGAAGCAGTTCGTTGCACCGAGGGCGATAGTGCTCAATCAAGCTACGCTCTACAACGTCGAGCATCAGAAGAAGAACACCATGATTCAACACGACAGTGATTGTGCAGTCCACAACGACCCCGCGCTTCCGCCGGGGCCGTGCGACTGCGGCGCTCAGGCTAAATATGAGCGCCGATGGCTTGCATACCTTTATCAGAGGGGTTGTACCCATCTCACACGCCGGAGAATCGCTTTTGGCACGTGGCTAGGCCGACGATTTTGCCAAGCGAGAACAGATGCCACCCGGGCACTGTGCCTGACCTGCTACCGCCTGCTGTTTGGTAAGCGCGCAGCGCGGAACGCCCTGCGGTGGTGGTGCCGAGCAAGAAAGGCTCAACGACGCGCAGGAATCCATCGTATGTGAATGTCACCACCCGGCGCTCCTCAATCGCTTGAGCAAGCACGTCATAAACACTCATGTTTTCTCCTCTGAGGTAGTTGAACAAAGTCGCACTGTGAGAGCCGCGACAAGTTCAGCTTACCCCAGAGGGAGATTCCAACTTCAGCCTGTTCGCAAGAGTGGTCTGAGGTTGACTTTTCGTATAATGGATTGCAGAGACACACGGGGACACGACGTGACACTTACTGACAATCAAAAACGCGCTCTAGTGAAAAGGATCGCCGACATCTATGAGAAAGTAGGTGTTGCAGGTCTGGCCTTAGGGCTTTTCCAGTACAACTTCCAAGGGGCGTTGATTGGACTGGGGTTCTTGACGGTCAGCCTCTTACTCACATACCTTTTGGAGCGATGAACATGGACTTATGGACGCTAGTAGCCATCTTCGGCGTAATCGGTGCGGCATTCGCCCTGTACCTACTTCGCGGTCTTCCCCCGAAGCATCGTCACTAACCGCTGACGCGAACAATCAGGCCCTCGCCCCGAAAGGAGCGGGGGCTTTTTCATGCTCTCTCCGGAGAGCCCAGATTCAAGCCGCTTCTAGTTTTGTCAACTTGTTGGTTGGATGGCATGCCGGGAGGCGGCTTGAACCTGAATTTTGACATCGCTTGCAGATTCGGGCATACTGCGCTCAGGTGCTCAAAACACCTGTAAAGCGGATTCCGCCCTGTCAGTCATGCGGATTTTTTTGTATCTGTAGCCCTATGGGCGCGGATAGCTCAGCTCATGGCTGAGCGTGAGGCTAATAAAAAACCCGAAAGGGAAATATGCCCGCCGCCTTTACACGGTTTTGAGCGCTTGGCCGCCCTCTCAAAAGGGGCGATTAATCAAATATGTAAAGGAGTTCACAATGGCTCAGAACATTGTTCAAAATGCCTTCCGTGTGGTTGAAGGCCGTGCGGTTACGTCCAGCTTCAAAGTTGCAGAATACTTTGGCAAAAAGCACAGCGACGTAGTTCGCGCGGTAGATGACCTAATTGCAAAAAATCAAGAACTTCAAGTATTACGCAATTTTGCGCGATACTCAGAAACAGTCAGTCTGAACGACAAGGGTGCTACTCGAAAGGTTCCTGCGTACTGGATGGATCGCAAGGGCTTCTGTCTATTGGCTATGGGCTTCACCGGTGCTAAGGCGCTCGAATTCAAGTGTGCTTTCTACGATGAGTTCGAGCGGATGGAACAGGCGCTGAAGAATCCTCCCGCTCCGGCATAT